CCGCTTTGGCCATCTCCCACGCGGTCTGGTACTGCGCCGCAGCGCGGCTAAGGCCAGCGGCCGTCGCGATGCCGGCTTGCTCGACCACCTCAAACTCGTCCTTGAGGAAGGTTCCAATCTCCCATCCCGCCCAACCTGAAGCCGCCAGCATTCCCGCCGCCTTGAGGCCCAGCGCTGCCTTTTCGCCCGCGGATGTGATGCCAGCCATTGCGGCCGACGTTGCTGTGGCGGCCGCAGCCACCTCCGCCATGTACAAACGGAGCGCGCCCAGCGCCTTCACACCCCACACCACCGCCATCACCTCGCCCGCCGCAGTCGCCACCCGCACCACCGTGTCCAGGTTCTCGGTGAGCAGGTTGATCGTGTTGACGATCTTCTCAGTGCTTTGGTTCGCGCGGTTCGCCTCGCCGATGTACTGCGTCCAGGTGTTGGTCAAGCGGGTCACCGCGTCGGCCACCGTGGCGCTCATGCCGGCAGCGGCTTCCTTGTTCAGTTCAACGGTCTGGCGCAGGCCCTCATTCAGGTCGTTGATCGACAGCTTGCCCGTGATGCCCAGGCGGCGCACTTCGTCAGCGGATTTTCCTGTGGCCTGCGCCACCGCATTCACGATCGTCGGCGTTGCAGCCATGATCGACTGCCACGAGTCCACCTCAATCCTCCCGGACTGGATCGACTTCGTGTACTGCTCAATGGCGTTCTGACCACGCTCTACCGTGGCCGCGTTCGTGGTCAGCAGATATGAAAAGCTGTCCGTGATGTCGAGCACATCGGTCGTGGCGAAGCCCATGCCCCGCAGCGCGTCGGCGGTGCGGATGTACAGCTCCTGCTGTTCGTCCAGGCGGCGATAGGTCAGGTTCGCCGTCTCCAGAATGCGCTGCTGCACCAGGTCGTACTCTTCGGCGATCGGCGTGGCCATCTGGATCCGCTCAGCCATCTGACCGTAGGCGTCGGCCAGGGCGATGGTGTCCAGCGCGAAGTTCTTCGCCTGGTTGAGCGTGTACAGGCCTGCGATCGCCTTGCCCACCGATGACAGCGCGGCATTCAGCGGCGGTCCTTTCGCTGCCGTCTCCTGCAGGTTGTTGCCCAGCGCGCGCACCTGGCGCCCCGCTTCGTCGGCCGCGGCGGCTTCGGTGCGCAGCGCCTTGGCGGTGTTCTCCGCCGCCTGCAGCTCGCGTTGCTGGGCCTGAGTGAGCGGCCCAATGGCCGCCAGCGCCTCGCGTCTGGCGTCTGCCGAATCCTGCACCGCCGCGGCCTCTGCGCGCTTGGCGCGGGCGGTGGCCGCCAGCTGCTCGACCTCGATCTCTTTGAGCCGGTTCGTGGCGCGCGTGGCAGTAGCCTCATCACCGCGGGCCTGTGCCAGCTGCAGCAGGCCCTGCTGCTGCGTCTTCTGCAGGTCCAGAGTGCGGCGCACGAGCTCGATCTCTGAGCGCTCCACATCGAGCGATCCCTTGATCGCGGCCGTCTTCTCGGTTGCGGCCCTGGCCACGGCGCTCATGCCGTCTGCCGCTTGCTCCGCGCCCTGGCCCAGTGCTGCAGATTGCTCGCCCGCTCCGGCTGCGGCGTCGCTCAGCCCGCCAACCCTGCTAGAGGCGTCGGCCGCATCGGTGCCGAGTTTGTCGAGCTGCTCGCCCGCCTGCGCGGCGCCTTCGCCCAGCTCCACCGTCTTCGCCTCGACCTTCTCCAGGTCGTTGGCCAGCGGCGCCAGGCCATCACTCGTGACGCCTACCTTGAAATCAATGCGGTTCTCTGTGGCCATGGCAGTGTGGTCAGTGCGTGAATGAAAAAGGGTGGCACGCGGCCACCCTTGTCGTCAGGCCGCGCGCGGCGGTCTGGTCTGGTCAGCGTTCGATGATCCGCATGTACTGGCTGATGCCGGCGCCCTCCTTGGTCGGGTCCTTGATCAGCTCGCCCTCGATGGGCAGTGTCGTGAAACCCTTCTTGATCAGATCCAGCTGCTTGGCCACGCCCTGGCTCACGCGCCACATGTCGATGACGCTGGGCTTGCCACCGTCCACTTCGTTCATGCCGGCAAAGCGCAGGTACAGCTCCGGGGCCGCAGCCGTCAGCGCCTCCATCACCACCTGGTCGGCAAAGCTGTACGACAGCCACAGCTTGTCCGCATTCACCACGCCAGCGGCGTCTTCCTTGAGCCAAACGCCCTCCGGGAGCAGCTCGTAGCCAGCGGCGTCCACCACCACGGCCGCGCCAACCGTGGCGCCAACCTTCGCCACCAGGGACGACACGCCCGTGTGTGGCAGCGGGATCAGCGAGCCCAGCGTGGCGGTGTAAGGCGCGTCCACCACGGTGCCGGCGTCCTCGGGCGTCATGGTGGCGCGCACAGCGCGGGTGTAATTCACCATGTTCAGGTCGGCCAGCTCGGCCTCGAACGTCACACCCGTCACTCGGCGCAGCGTGGCATGCGTGCCGCCGCCCATCGCAGTCATGTCGTCTTGCTTCTCCACGCTCTCGGTGATTTTGGTCGTGGCTGTCAACACGTTGCCAATCGGGAGCAGGACGGTGCCGCCGTACACAGCGGCGTAGAACTTGCCAACGCGGGCGGTCGGGCGGTAGATCTTCTTGACGATTTCAATGGCGGCCATGGTGCTCGGTCCTCAGAGTGGGGGTTTTTGAAAATGGGTCACGGCGCGCACGGCCGTGGGCAGGTAGGTGTAGGGCGCCGAGTGGCTCGGGCCTGGAGGGGTGATCAGGGTCAGTGGTTCGGCCGCGCCGTCCACCTGGGCGTCAGCCAGGGCCAGCGCCACGGCGGTGGCAATCACGCCAGCGTCCTGCCGGCCTGCGGAGCCGCTCTTCACCTGGGCCACATTGCGCACCACCGCCACGGCGTACCAGGTGTGCTCCAGGCGCCAGGCGCTGCCGATGTCCTGGTCAATGCGGTAGCCGCCATACACCAGGTGCACGGCTGGCGTGAGCTGCTTGCTCTCCTGCACGTCGGCCAGGTCGGCCGCCGTCAGCACATGCACCGCCGGGCTCATGCCCGCCAGCGCTTGCTTGAGCAGCGTTACCAAGCGCGGCTCCAGCGCCATGAAGGCGTTGGACTGCTCGACCGTCATGCCGGCGGTGCTCATCGGTAGCCCGCCAGGTTGTCATCGCTCATCGAGCGCGGGCTGAAACTGCTGTACACCTCGGCCTCGCCCGGCTGGCTGCCCGCCACCAGCGCACCCGGTGCACCGCCCCAGGGGCAGCTCACCACGGCCCTGCCGTCGGCGATGGCCAGCAGCTCTTTTTCAGCGGCCTTGTAGCGCAGGTACACCTCGTTCTCGGGCGCGAAGTCCTTGTAGAGGTAGTACCGCGCCACGTCGACGGCGATGCGCGTCAGCTGCGGCGGCGCCACCAGCTCGGTGGCAAACGGGTCGCCCACCACCGGCGCGGGCTTCACGCAGCCGGTCAGCGGCAGCGTGTACACCCGGCCGATGAAGCTGTCCGCGTAGGCCTGCGCGTCCGCAATGGCGCGCTCCACCTTCTCGCTCTGCACGGCCACCAGGTCGGGGTCGGTCAGCTCGATCAGCTCGCGCTCGCCGAAGCGGTCGATCAGGTCCTGCGGGGTGGCGTAGTTCATGGGCCGGGGGTGTGGTGGTCAGGCAGATCAGGCGCTGGATCAGGCGTGCACGTGCTTGTAGAGCTGCACTTCGATCAGCTGCCCGGCCTGCGTGGCAGCGCCCAGGGCGCGCCCGCAGTGGTCGGCCGCCGTGCCGGTGATCGCCTTGCCGTCGGTGCCTACCTTCACCAGGTCGCCGAACGCGATCGCGGCTTCGGCCTCCACCAGGTAGCTGTAGCCGGTGACCGCGGTCACGGCGTCGCCGATCTCGGCCGCGGTCTCGGTCACGCCCTGCGAATCCTTGGCGCCACCGGCCACCGAGGGGTAGCCGCCGTCGTAGGCCACGAAGCGGTGGGCCGCCAACGCAGCCGTGGCCACCAGGGTCACGGCGTGCTGTTTGTCGTACTGGCGGCCGGTGTTGTTCTGCGATGCCATGGGGGTCTCTCCTGGTCAGGGGTGTTGGGGGGTTACTTCTTGGCCGTCTTGGCGGCGGCCGGGACCGGCTTGGTGCTGGCCTGCTCGTCCTGAACGCGCTTGCGCGCCGCTTCGAACTCGGCCGCAGCGTCAGCGGCCGCGCGATCGGCGTCTTTGGCTTTCGCCAAGTCGACGTCGGGGGACTTGGCGGCTTCGGCTTTCAGCAGCTCGCGCTCGTCGTGCCTGGTCAGGGTGGGCAGCTCTTCGCCGGGCTGGATCACGGTGCGCACACCGTCCACCATCACCGCCGTGGCCACCATTGCAATCAATTTGCTCATTGGGAAAGTTCCTTTTTTGGTTTCGGATACCCCGCAGGAACAATGTCCTGCGGGGGTCTCACAGGCCGTTGCCGGCCTCACCTTGGTGGGTTGTTACTTCGGGTTCAGGAAGAGGAAGCCAGCTTCCGGCGTGGCGGTGTTCGGGCGGCGCTCGAACGTGGCGCCATAGATCCAGCTCTTGCGGCTGTCTTTGTAGTAAGGCGTCTCGGCGAACGGATGGCCCTCGATCACGTTGGTGAAACCGAAGGCGGGCTCAGCCAGGCTGAAGTCCGTCACCGCACCCGACTTGATCGTGGGCACGTAGGCCAGAATCGCTGCGTTGCCCCACACATCTTGGCCAACGTCGTTCTCGTCCACCCAGATCGCATCACCGATCTCGATGTTCTTGACGTTGAAGATCGTCTTGAGCTGCTCGATGGTGGCCGGGCCCGTGGTGGTGTTTGGCAAGTAACCCTTGACCTCGGGGTTCATGCTCGCCGCCAGGAAGGCATCGGGCGACAGGGTGAGCGTGTTCGGCCGCACGCCTGCCTTTTTCCGGATGATCTCCGCAGCGGTGCGGATATCGGTCACCGGCGTGCCCGTCGCCGCAGACCACTTCGTACCGGCGGCCAGCGCCAGCGAGTTGCCAACGGCATAGTTGGCGGGGTCGATCGCCATCGCAGCAACTTCGATCTCGTAGCCCAGGTCCAGCACATACTTCGCCGTGTTCATGCCGATGGCACTCAGCTCCAGGTGCATGCCAACGTTCAACCGCCGGGCTTCGTCGGCCTCGCGGAACCACTCGCGCGGCAGCGGCACATCAACAGCGTACTGATCGACCGTGTAAACCACGTTCTCGTACTTGATGTTGATCATCTTGGTCTCGCCACCCGGCGAACGCCGCAGGTTGTGCTGGCGCATGTGCTCCTTGCCCAGCTTCGCGATGTTGGCGTTCGAAAGCACTTGAGGCAGCCGCGGGAAAAGCTTCTCGGCAATGCGCGCGCCGGTGCCCATGCCGAGCAACATGCTCGTCAGGATCGGGTTTTGCTTTAGCCGGATTTCGGCAAGGGTCATGCTCATGGTGATTCGTCCTTCGGAGGTGGAGGTGTTGAGTGGGTCAGCTGGTGAACGAAGCGGTCACAGCCGTCAGGGCCTCGGCGTAGTTCACGCCCTTGTGTTCGGCCATCCAGCGCTTGGCCGCCTGGTCGATCTCGGCGTCGGTCTTGCCTTTGGCGCCGCCAGCGCCCGCGGGCATCTGGCCGCCAGCGAACTCGCCGAAGTTCACGACCGGCTTGGCCGTGGTGATCAGGTCCTGCAGCCACTGCGCCGGGCTCACCTTGCGCGTGGTGTCACCCTCGGCGAACTCCACCGGCTGCGCGTCGGCCAGGGCGTCCAGCGTGGCCACGGCCATGTCCTTGTCTTTCGGCAGCAGCGTGCCTGCCTTCACCTGGGCTTCGGCGAACGACACGAAGCCGGCCTTGCGGTCGGCGCGGGCCTTCTCGGCGAAGCTCGCGGCCTGGGCCGTGGCTTCGTCGGCCTTCTTGGTAGCGGCTGCGGCGGTGGCGGTGGCCGCGGCTGCAGCAGCGTTCGCGGCTTCCAGATCCTTCTGGGCCTTCGCCAGCTTCTCTTCAAGTTCCTTGCTCATGTCGTCGGGCTCCTGTGGTGTGACGGGGGAAACGGGTTCGGAAAAACAGACGGCGCTGTCCGCGTCGTCTTCGGAAAAGGAAGCGTCCTTGAGGCCCTTCACGGCCGGCGGCTGCGCGCCCAGCCACGCCACGTGGCGCACGTACCAGGTGCCCGGCTTCGGGTTGGCGGCCTCTCTGGGGTGGTAGAAGCTCACGGAACGCTTTTTGAACCGGCCCGCGTCCACCATCTCGGCAAACTGAGGCTCCACCTGTTTGCTCGCCGCGATCTGCAGCACGCCGTCTTGCACGGCCAGGCGCTCCACCCAGCCATAGGCCGGCAGGTTGTGGCGCGGGTGGCCCACCACATGCGGCGCCTCGTGCAACGCAGGGTCGTAGGCGGCCACGGCGGCGGCCAGGTCGGCCTCGGTGATCGTGTGGGTGTTGCCGGCGTCGTCGGTGCGAGTGCCCGCTCGGAAAATCTCGATGCCGTTCGGCAACGAGGCGGCAGGCTTGGCAGTGGTGGCGGTTGAGGGCATGGGCCGCACTGTCGCGGCCTGCGTCTATATCGGCAAAAGGACGCGCGCCATTTCTGAGAGCCGCCCGTTGCAGGCGGCCCGGGGGAAAGCTCAGTCCAGCTGCAGGCGGCCCTGTGCGCTGGCGTAGCGCTGCGCTGCAGCCGCCTTCTGGGCCGTGCGCCAGTTGCGCTCGATGCGGCGCACGCGCGGCTCGGTCAAACCCGTGGCGTTGGCCACCGCGTGGTAGCCCACGCCCTGGCGCAGTAACTCCATCACCCGCTGCGCCCGGCGGTTCTGCAGCAGGTGCGTGCCGGCCTGAATGTAGTGCTGTTTTCCGCCCATGTCTTGAGCCACGCCCAGCGCCAGCGTCACCGCCATCTGTGCGCAGTCTTCCAGCGTCTGCAATTCTGTGCGCGTGCTGGTCAGCGTGATGTAGGTGCTCAGCGCCAGGTTGCGCCACACCTCGGACCACTCGCGGTCCATCAACGCTTCCAGCGGCGCGATCATCTCGCGCGTCAGGTCCGACAGATCCAGCCGGTCAATCAAACAATCGCGCAATCGGTCATCACGCATGCTCACTCCCCCGTTCAACCCAGCGCTTCAGCGCCTCGATCAGCGTCACCAGCTGGGCATCGTTGCACCACACCATCGCACTCACGTGCACCGTGCGCGCCACCCAGGCATTCAGCGCTGCGGCGCTGTTGTCCTGGATTTTGCCGTCCCGGTGCAGTTGGTGCCACAGCGCCCACACCTTGCGTTCCTTTGGCGGCGTGGCCGCCTTCTTCTCTGCAAACCGCTTGCCCGTCATCGGCCGCTGGCGCGTCGGCTTCGCCACCCCCATGCGCTCGGCCAGCGCCTGCATGTGGTCGCGCACCGCGCCGCGCTGCCGGTCGTCCAGCAGCTTGGAGCTGCTCTTGCCCGTCAGCTGCACCAGAAGCGAGCGGTAGTCATCGTCCGTCAGGCTGAGCTGGCCCTTGAGCACGTGGATCGCGGCCAGGTGCTGCTGTGCCGCGCTCATGAGCGGGTCTCCACCCACGACAGCGCCAGCCTGTCGGCCAGCACGTCCGTGAGGCGCTCCGCTGCTGGCGCCACCGGCCGCCCATGCGGGCGCGTGCCCTCGTAGTAGCAGGCCTTGCAGCAGTACCAGAGCCCGTCCCGGCTTTTCTGGTGCAGAAAAAAGAACTCACCGTCCGCCGGCCACCACTCGTTGCACTTGTGGCAGTACTTCTCGCCGTCGTGGTCCATGTCCGCGCCCACGGCCTCATCCATCACCGCCGTTTCCGCCCCCAAATGCCCCGAGGCGCCAGGGGCGCGCAAGCCGCTCGCCGCACCAACCCCCTGCAAAAACCGTTTGGGACGATTTGGGACGGGGTTGCAGGCCTCGGCGGCGGGATTTGAGGCCCAGGCATTGGTGTGGGTTGTGCTCATGCGGTCACCCAGCCTTCCTGGCGCGACCAGCGCATCAACGCCTCGTGCGTGCCCACCGGGCGGCCGTTGGCACCCGTGCGCGCCATCACCACACGGGCCGTCGTCTTGTCGCCGTAGGCCAGGCGCAACACCTGGTCGAGGTGATCGAAGAACTCGTTGGGCAGATCGGTGGCGTCGAAATCCAGGCCGCTACGCCACGCGCCGGACTGGTTGATCTGGAGCTGGACGAGGCGGGCCATCAGAACATCTCCTCGGTGTGCGCGTCGCGCCTCGCCTCATAGGCTTTCAGGCCCAGGCCGATGAAGTGATTCACCAGATCGTCCAGGTCCATCACGCCATCATTCGCCAGCGACATGCGGTGCAAGTGCTCGTCGTTGATGACAGCGGCCGACTCCCGAAGCCCAGGCACCGGCCGGGTTTCCAGCGTGGCGGTGAACGTCGATGTGTACGGTCCAACGTCGTACGAATAGATGTCAGCACCCGCAGCCATCAGCAGGTCGAACGTCTGCAACCCGGGGCCGATCAGATAGGCCAGGCGCGGGTCGGCCTTCATGCGCTTGAGGATGTGCATCACCGCGCGCTCAGACGCGGTGGGTTCCGCCCGTTCGATCTTGTGCTCTGGCGGCGGCGTCATGCCTTCAGGTCCGAATCGCATCGCTCGCTCCCTTCTGCAGTTGATACACAGCCACATGCGCCGGCATCTCCGGCATCTGGACCTCTCCGTGGTAGTGCACGCGCAGGTAGTACGCACGCGCCCAGTCCTCGGCCTGCATGCACTGCTCGTCAGACCAGCCACGGATTGCCGACTCGGGCACGTCGTGGCCGCCTGCCTGGCACAGCGCAAAGTACGTGGCCCGGTCGTCGCGAATCCACGGCAGCGGGTCGGAGGCCACCGAGTGGTTGTCAGGCCCTGCCCGGTCACAGCCGATCAGCACGCCATCCGTGCACGCCTCGGCCAGAATCTGGCGGGTGGCCGCCTCCCAAGAGCGCCTAAAGTCGAGCGGCAGCTTGGCCCACGGGAGGGCGCTGATGCCAGCCAGACGGTGAAGCTCTTTCGAGTGCGCGGCGCAGGCCGACGCGGCGAGGTCATTGATCGTCTTCATGGTCACTCCCCCCAGCCTGTGCGATTTCGACACCGGGAACGGGTTGTGAGGCGTGGGCGTTGTGGACGGTGCCGGCAGGCCGACCCCTCCGGTTCTGCCCTCCAGGAAGTTCGACCGATCAGCCCCCGTGGCTTTCAGGTACTCCACCTCCACGCGGGCGGTGTCCACCAGCGTGTCGGCCACGCCCTTCATCGAATTCGCGATGCTGACCTGGGCCTTGATCTGCTCGACGTCGAGCTTCTCCGCGCCGCGGCCCATGCTGCCCAGGCTTTTCAGTGTGTCCATCAGCACCGCCTGCAGCTCGGTGATGTGCGGGTGGCTGGTGATTCGACGTTGCTCATGCTCGTGACTCCTCGGCCTCTCGGGCCGCGCGGTTGATACGGTTGACCTGGCGCGTGATCGCCGCCTTGAGCGGCACGACAGCGGCCAGCTCGGGGTGGAGATTGGTCCAGTGGTTGCGGCGCACGTTCTCGGCGCGGGTGATGCAGTCCAGACGGTCCACAGTGATGAGGTCGAGCACGGCCGTCTTCTGACCGCGCTTGAAAACAACGATGTGCCCGGCTGGGATCGGCCCGTTGTCTCGCTCCCACACCAGCCGGGAAACGGGCGTCCACCGGCGCGCCGGCGCGATGGCTGGGTCATCGGTCAGCTTTTGTTCCAGGTGGCCATCGGCGCTGATGCGATAGCTGCCGATCGGCACGTAGAGGAGCTTCGCGGTGCCGTTCAACTCACCCTTCTTGAATCTGGTCGCCTTGCCGCCCTCGTAGCTCAGGCCCTTGAGGCCTTTGTTCCAGGGCACAAGACCCTTTTGGAATCTCGTACCGAGCATGCGCGGGTCTTGCTGCCCACGCTGCACCCGGCCGCTGTGCACACTGGCCTGGTATGCAGCGCTCTTCTTCAGGCCCAGCTCGTTGGCCTTGGCGTAGACCCGAGAGATGCTTTTCCCCAGCAGATCGGCGATGTCCTGGGTCCGGAGGTCGGCGTAGAAGCGGCCCAGGATCTCGATGTGGTGCGGTGGCCAGAACTCACGCGCCTGAAGGATGCCTCTGGACTTGGTCATGCGGTGCTCCCGTCCCGCGCCTGCAGACAAACCTTGTGCTGCTCCGCCACGTCGTGCCAGTGATGGAACCCGGCTTCGACGGCCACCATGTCCAGCGCCTTGGCATACGAAACGCCAGGGCTGCGGCCGACGGTCTTGGCCTTGCGCTTGAGGTTCTGGACGAAGGTGGCGGTCACACGCCCTGAGCCGGAGCGGCCGGCTTCGATGATGGGGGTGGTGTTGCTCATACAGCCGCCACATCCAAGCTGATGGCGTCATACCCGCCGGTGGACTCGTTGCGCTTGTAGAAGCGCACGTATGGCTTGGTGCTGGCCGCCTGCATGCTGTCGGCAATGGCCTGCATGGCGCTCTGCCACTTCGTATCGCGGATGTCCAGGCGGCGCAGGCCCAGCACACGGCCGGTGTTGATCTTGCCTTCCTTGTCGGTCTGGAAGGCATGGTTCACCAGCGCCTTGATGTTGTCGTCGGCGCCCTGGGACCACACGTGCACGCACTCGTCGATCAACGCCTTGGCGGCCATGAGCTGCTCGCCGAAGGTGATCTTGTCTTGCATCGAACGCACCAGCTTGTAGCGGCCGTCGAAGCTGGTCAGCGTGACGTTGCCCTTCTCGCCGCCCGACCGCACGCCGTATTGCTCCAGGCTGGTGGCCACCAGAGCGGCCACTTCCTGCATGGCGTCCAACTTGAACTTCTTCAGGTTGGCCTGGTGGGTCTCGGCCATCGTGCACAGATCCACCACCACCTGGTGGCGCAGCTTGTCGATGTCCTTCACCTTGGATTCGGGGATGAGGTTGCCGCTGGCGTCTTGCCAGTAGCCGGCTGGGATGGTCGGTTTGTCGTTTGCCATGGTGGCTCCTGTGTTCAGTTGGGGTTGGCTTTGGCGCAGCGATCGGCCGCACGGCGCAGGTCGTGGCCGATGTCGAAAGCCACGTTGGATGCCGCGCGGGTAACGCCGGGCGTGGCCGTGGCCAGGGCGAGGTAGGCCGTGGCCAGTGCGTGCAGCACCAGCAGTTGCGGGGCAAAGGGGTCACCGCTGGCGATGCGCGGCGTTCCCAGGGTGGCCATCTGCAGCAGCCGGCGGGCGACATCGGCCTGCTGCTGCAGTTGCGCGTCGGTCAAGTCCAGCACCTGGGTGATTTGCTCAGAGACGTTCATGACGATTTCCCTCCTTTGAGTTGAGCCAGGCGCTCGCGCACGCTGGCGGGCATGGGTGCCGCGGTCTTGCTGTCGGCCTCCAGCCGGGCCAGGGCCGGGTCTTTGCCGCCGTAGGCCACCTGCAGGGCCTCGCCGATCGGCAGCGCCTGGCCGCGCACCTGCACCGTGTCTTGCCGCGGCCCGGTGCGGCGCTCGGCTTCGTGCTCGCGCTCGGCCTGCGCCTCCACCTTGTCGGCCATGCCGGCCAAGATGGCGTACAAGTAGCCGTGGCCGGTCATGGGCAGGTCCAGCCGGCCGGCCGTGCGGGCGGCGAGCATCTGTTCGATGGCCGCGGCCCAGGTGGCGTGTGGCGCGGGCCAGTCGCGGCCCCGGTGTGTGATCGCCTGGCGGCGCAGGTCGGGCAGCAGCTGGGCAATCAGCCGCACCTTCTTGCGCAGCGTCAGGCGCTGTTTCTCGGGCGTGAACAGCCCGATGTAGAGCACCACCAGGTGCGCCATGGGCACGCTGAGCGCCACCAGGCGCGAGAACGCCTGTTCGTCGTCCAGGTGGCCCACCAGGTGCTCCAGGCTCAGCTCGGTGCCGCAGGCCGGGCAGGCAATGAGTTCGGGCGTCTTGCTCACAGCGGCGCTCCCACGATCAACCCCGCCGCCAGCCCGGCCAGGCCGCACCAGGTGAGCCACCAGGCCGAGGCCTTGGCAAGGCGCAGCAGCTCGCGGCGCTGGGCGGGCGAGCCCAGCAGCCCCACCCGGTGCACCTCGATCACGCCGGGCGCGAACACGATGGGCTGAGCGCTGGAGCGAGCCGCGCAGCCAGGGCCATTGCGGCATTCGCCCTTTTCGTTGCAGCAGTTCATTTCGTGGCTCCGGTGATATGGATGACCGAAATGCCGATGGCTTCGGGGTAGTCGGCCTGCACCTGAAACGCGGCCTCGAAGCCGTCCTTGAACAGGCCCACGAACGCGAAGCGCGGTTGGTCAGGCAAAGAGACCTGGATGCGGAAGATGTTCATGGCTCAGCACCCCGCGATCACTTGGGCGTCCACCTTCGGGTAGCCCACCGCTGCCGCCGCATTCAGCGCGCGGCACACCATGTTGTTCACCACCAGCGGGTAGCAGATGGACACCACCTCGTTCGTGCGGCGGCCGTGCGCGGCCTGGATCAGGCGGGCGCGTATGGCGTCCATGGCGTCGGCCTCGAACACGTCGGACCACTTCGCGCCCACGCGCTCGAACTTGAGCTGGAGGTAGGCCTCCACGTCGTTGTCCAGCGGCTCCATGGTGATCTGCTCGCAGCGCTGCACGATCTCGCGCACCTCGGGATTGCGCTCCGAGAGCAGGTCGGCCAGCTCGTTCTGTCCGATCAGGCACACACCCAGCAACCGGCGCAGACCGTCCTTCATCTCCATGAAGTTTTTCAGGTGCTTCAACGTGGGGACCGGCAGACGGTGCGCCTCCTCGATCACCAGCAGGTGGGTGTAGCCCGCGGTGCGGCTGCCCTTGAGCAGGTCGTGCACTTGCTTGTAGCGGGCCTGCGGGCTGCTCTTGAGCGACACGCCGGGCGCCAGGGCGTCCACGATGGCCTCGGCAATGTGCCCGCTGCGCAGCGGCTTGCCGCGCGCCTCGCTGGGCTCCACGCCGTTGATGTAGGGCTTGATCAGCACGATGGGCCGGCGCTCCTCGCGGATGCGCTCTTCCAGCTCTTCGCGCAGCGTGCTCTTGCCGCTGCCGCTCTGGCCGATGATGGCAATGAAGCCGTGGGCGGTGGCCGCGTCCAGCATGGCGGCGCGCACGTAGCGGCCGTGTTTGCTGGCGAACACGTCTTCGCGGCCGTTGATGTCGTCCACGAATGGACTGCGCGCCAACGCAAAGTGCTTGCGCGCCAGCGGCGTCAATGTCTCGTTCTTCAGTAACATCTGCAATTCCTCCAGGGTTTCGGTTGGTTCCAGGGCTCGGGGGGCGGCCTCGGCGTGTTCCACCACGTCGGGGCCAACTTCTTTGGGCGCCGCCACAGAGGGCAGCACCAGGCTGCGCAGGGCGGCGATGGACACCCCCCGCGACTTCAGGTAATCCACCGCGCGCTTGCGCACCTCGGCGGCGCGGCGCGCGGGCAGCTGGCCGTGGGTGACCAGGCGGCACACCGCCGACCTGGACAAGCCCAGCGCACGCACCAGGTCAGACTGGGGGATGCCGTGCTCGGCCAGCACCGGCTGCAGGGTGTGGGTGGCGGCCGTCATTGCTTGCTCCCTCCCACCACACGCAGACCGGCGCGCACCGTGAGGCGCGCCGCCAGGTCGGTCAGCTGGTCTTCCGGCACACCCTCGGGGTGCAGGTTCTTGAGCGTTCCGATCAGCTCGGGCGACATCGCCACGCCGAGACCGACCAGCGCCTGGGCGGCCTTGAAGTGGGTGAGCAGCTTCGGCTCGGCCTGCGCCACGCGGGTGGCGGTGTCCAGCTCGGTGCCGCGGCGCGGCAACACCGTGGCGGCGGGCAACGCCGGCTCGTGGTGCGCGTAGGGGTCAATCGCACCGCCAAAGGGCAGCGCCTTGGCCTTGCGCGCAGCGGCGGCGGCTTCGTCGGTGTCTGTGCCGGTGGCCAGGCGCTCCACCAGCTTGCGGTTGGTGCTGGCCACCGTGTCCGGCAGCGACTTCATTTCCCGGCCGATCAGCGCCGCGCTGTCGCGGAAGCCGTGGGCGCCCAGCTTGGCCTCGGGCACGGGGATCAACACCTCCTGGCCTTCGGCATCGTGCTGCACCAGGAAGGCCGCTGCCTGGTCAAACGGGTTGTGGGTAATGGTGACCTTCTCGCCCACCATCACGCCCGCCACATCGCGCACGCTCCACACCCGGCCAGCAAAGCGCACGCACAGCTCGCGGTCCACCTTGGGCGTCTCGGGGGCGTGGGTGAGCAGCTGGCGGGCCAGCGTGGCATCCACCAGGCGCAGCTGGGCCTGTGTGATCTCCAGCCACTTCGCCCAGCGCGCCAGACCGTGGCGGCGGTGGAACCGGGCGCTGTTGTAGTAGCGCATCCACATCTGCGCCCGCTCATTGATCCACTCAATGCTGGGCACGTGGGTGAACTTGAAGCCGCTCTCAAAGTCGGTTTCCACGATGTTGTGGGCGTTCTCCACCTGGCCCTTGGCGCGGGCGTTGCCGGCCTTGTTGACGATCGGATCGACCAGCAGGCGGCGGCACAGGTTGCCAAACGCGCCCGACACGCCTGCGCTGCCCGGGTCCATCATCAAGCGGAAGGGCACGCCATACATCTGCTGGTCGGGGCGCTGCGCGATCGCCGCCAGGAAGGCCTCGGCCATGTTCACCGTGCTCTCGCCACCGGGCACGTACATCACGAAGATGCTGCCCGAGCAGTGGTCGGTGATCACGTAGCGCGTGAGGCGCTGGCGCTTGATCTTCTCGAAGTTCTCGGGCTTGTTCTTGTAGAACACGCCGGGCGCCATGTCTTGCGCGCCACCGCTCTCTGGCACATAAAACAATGTGCTGATGGAAGCGTCGATCTGCCACACGTCGTTCGGGTGCTCGCTGGCCAAGGCCTGCACCGGCTCGGGCTGGCGCAGCTGCTCGGGGTGCAGGCCGTAGGCGCGCAGCGCACGGGCACATGCGGAGTCGGAGAGCTGTCGCGTCTCGCCAGTCTCGGCATCCACCGCGCTGGCGAACAGCGGGAAGTGCGCCCGCAGCTGCACCAGCGTGAGCTTGAGCGCCTGGATCGACTTGTCGTTGGCGCGGTAGCCCTCCATCATGTGGGCGCTCAGGCGCTGCGCATCGACCAGCGACAGGCCCGAGCTGCCGGCATCAGACCGGCGCTTGCGTTGAGGTTTCACGGTGACTTCCTTCAGGCGGCGCATGAGGGTGGCGCGGCTGAGCCCCAGGTGCTGGCAGGCTTCGGCGTAAACGCCTTCCTTGCCACCGTGGCCGCTCTCGGCGGCACGGCGCTGCACATCGAGCAAGGCCGCGATCAGGGCGGGGCTCAGAGCGGGGGCCATGGCGGGTTCAGTTCGCCTTGGCCTGTTTGCCCGTCTTGGCAAGTTCCTGGGCCTTGGCCCAGCGCTCCCACTCCGGCTCGCCTCCCACCACCACCAAATTGAACTCATCCCGCAACTCGTTGAGTTCGGCCTGGAGTTGGCCCACCAACCCCGCCAGGAACATGTCATGCGCGTGGCGGTCGTCGCCAGCATTCGCCACCGCCACGAAGGCCAGGCGCATCCGGCCCAGCACAGAGCCGCGGGCGTCGTTCATGGCGTCGGTGCAGTCCTTCAGCAGGGCTTCCAGCTTCTCGTCTGGCGGCAGCTTCTCGAAGCGCTTGACCTCGCGCTGCAGCTTGTCGATGGTCTTGTTCTTGGCTTCCACCAGATGGTCGGCGGCTTCCTTTTCGGCCTGCAGTTCGACCACCTGCTTTTCGGCTGTCTCGACCTTCTCTGCCAGGTCTTCGATGACCGAGAGGATTTCCCCCTTGGTGCTGCCGCTGCTGATGGCGACGCGCACAAGCTCCAACTTCTCCGGCGGCAACGCGCGGGCCGCCCGCAAGGAAGAGCGGTTCAAACCGAGACGGCTTGCTTGCTCGTAAGCCAACTCACCCAAGGCCTCAAGGTTGCTCGACTCCTCAACCATTTTTTGATAACTGCGGCCGAACACAAGCGGGCAGAACTCTTCCAAATTCCTCGCCGTGGCGAGGTTCCCAGCGGCATCGCGTAGCGGTAAGTCTTTGATTCTTTTGGATTCACGCACTCGCTCAAACAATCTAATCCTCGCCGCGGCGAGGAAATTGACAGTGATGTCGGCAATTTGGATGCCTCGCACGTCGCCGGCAAGTTCGCAAAGTTCGGCGAGGCCTTCCTGCGCCTGGTCGCGCATGGCAACCATGGCTGTCCCGAGCTTGTCTTCATCCACACGGGGCTCCTGTGCGACCACAGTGGTTTTTGCGATACGGCCTGTCTTTGTCATTTCTGGATCTCCACGTCTGTGACGTTGTGGGTTTGGTGAATTGAGGCAATGAGCTCGCTGTCCGAGCAGTTGGCGAGGTCACGAAGAAGTTGCAAGGATTCAGCGACCACGTCATCGCCAGCCGGCTCGAAGCTCGGCACGATCACCCTGCATTGCGATTGCCCTTTCATCGCGATCACGACTGAGTGCATTTCAGGCATCAGACGGGCTCCCTCGTAAAACGGTTGCGGGCTTCGTCCACGCGGCGCTGGGCGGCGTCGAGGGCGTTGAAAACCTTGATGGCCTGCTGCGGCAGGCGGGGCGTCAGGCGCCAGTGGCCGGTGCCCTCGTCGCGCTCCACCCAACCGGCGGTCAGCAGGTTGTCCAGGTCGCTGGTGATCACGCTCTGCGAGCATTCCACCGCTCTGGCCAGCGCGGCCGGCGGGTAGCCGTGGATCACGTCGCCGAACAGCGCGATCACCACCTTCATCAGGCGCTGCTGCGCCTGATTGGTGTAGTCGGTGGCGCGGCTCATGCTGGCCGCTCCGCCTGTTCGCGCTGCATCACGTTCAGCTGCAGGCCCTGGCTCAACTCATCGGCGAGGCGATCAGCCAGTCGGCCGGGCAGCAAGGTGATCTCGTAGGCCCCGGCCCTGATGGTCAGGCCCCGCGCGGCCATGGCCGCGGGCAGGTTGTTGAGCGCGTACCTCAGCTCGTCGGTGGTGTGGTAGGTGGTGCTCACGCGCTCACCTCTTCGCCTGCAGCTGTGAGCACCACGCGCCCGGGCACCCAGTGGCGCCCGGTGGTGGGCCGGGCCTCGCCAGCGTCCGCCACCCTGAGCAGCATCGCAGCCATCTCGCGCAGCTGCGCGGGCGTGCGCTCGACACCGCAGAACGGCCCGCCGTCGATGCCCACCAGCGGCTTGTTGTCCCAGGTGCGGGTGTAGGTGACCTTGATGGTGTTCATGCTGCGGCTCCCGGTGCGAAGGGGCCGACGCCCAGGCGCTGCATCTCGGCGTCCACGTGGGCGCTCATCTCTTCCAGCGAAGGGATCTCAAACAGAGTTATTTCTTTGAATGCGGGCAGGAACGCAGGCGGGCATTCGTGTGGGTTGGCACCATCCTGCAGGATCCAGTCCACATCCAGCCCCAGCGTTGGAAAGCTGCGCGCCACGTCCTTGAGGTCCTGTATCGGAAAGCGGCCTCTGGCTTTCGCAATGGCGAAGTTTTCTGGAGACCACCCCAGGATGAGTGCCAGCACACGGTCACTCATTGCCGATGGGCTGATGGAGTTCTTGCAGCGCTGGGAGATCGCTGCGAATTTTTGCGAGCTCATGCAGCAGCTCCCCGCGACACACCGCGCCCGGTCCACACCGTCTTCTTGCGACCACGCACCGCTTTGGTCGCATGCAGCGGCTGGCCGGTGATCTTCTGCAGCTCGGCTTCGATACGCGCCGAGCGCATGAGTCCATGAACGACTCGGCTGACGCTGTTCGCGGTGACGCCCAAGTGATCAGCAATCGCGTTCTGGCTGGTTCCAGCTCGCGAAATGGCCGCTTTGATATCCTCAGGTTTCATTTTTCGCCCTTACTCAAAATGGGTATTGAAAATTGATTCATTGATACGGACTATATCCTGATTTCTGGATACTGTGCAAGGAGTTTTTGTGGCCACAAGTTTTGAAGCGGCCCTGCTGCGGCTGAAGGGCGTATTGCAGGTGCAGACGGACAAGGAAGTGGCGGCTAGGTTGGGCATGTCGCCCACCGCCCTGAATGACCGAAAAAAGCGCGACGCATTCCCGGAAGACCGGGTTCGTGCGCTCGGGGCGCAGTTGGGCTTTGACTCGGACTACGTGGTCACCGGTCTTGCGCAGGCCGCGCGGGAAATGATCGCGGCGGCACGCGAAGGCAAGCCCTTCACGAAGGTCAGCCAGGAAGACCGGGCGCTGCTCGCACGCTGGCACCAGTGTTCGCAGTCAGATCAGTTGTTGATCTTTGGCCTGATCAAGCGCCTCAGTGCCGCGCCCGCATTGAGCGGGGCTGGTGGCTCGCAGAGTGCTGTGGGTGACGGCAACATCCAGATCGGCATCAAGAAAAAGTGAGGTTTCGGTTTTGCAAGAGCTACCCAAACAGCTGCTGGCCTGGCTAAGCCAGCTGCTGCCAAAACAAGAAGTCACAGGGAAGTCGAACGTGCAGGTGGGTCAGGTGGGCGGGAACTTCACGGTGATCAACCACCACCATGCGCCAACGCCGCAGACCGGGCTGACCACGCCCGCCCAGCGCGAGCTGTTGGCCCTGATTCGCCGCTCCCCCAGCGCCGAGGCCGTGTTCAACTTCATGCAGCGCGAGTTCGGCTCACGCATGGTGATGGACCTGAGCCCGAGCCAGGTGCTGCGGGTGCGGCGCTATGTCGAAGTGGTGCAGAAGAAATCCGATTCAAGGAGGAAGTCATGAACATCAAAACAGCGCTGCTCGCGCTCACCTGCCTGGCGGTGTCACCCGCCTGGGCGATCAACAAGTGCACCATCGACGGCCGGGTGGTGTTCCAGGATGCGCCTTGCCCAGGCAAGGGTGAGACGCTGGTGGTGCGGCCGGCCAGCGGGCGGGGCGCCAGCGCGGCGCCACCACAGACGCCTCCTCCTGCGGCTGATGCACCTGCGATCGCTCCTGCAACGGCACCAGCTCAACCACTCACGCAAGGCAACAGGCCCGCAGCGAAGTCGCCCCTGGAAGTCGAAGCCGACATGTGCCTGGCCTGGTACCGGCCCTTGCTGCGCGATCCCCATGGCGCCTACTACACCAACCTGACCAAAGAGAAGCGCGTGTTTTCAATGGACCTGCACGCCACCAACGGGTACGGCGGCTATGTGATCAAGAGGGCTGCGTGCGAGATCCACAACGGCAAGCTGAATGAAGCCTGGACCAAGAACCACGCCAAGTGGGGTGGCTGGGCGGTGGAGTGATGAGGCGCGACATGGATGTGATCCGCCAGATCGTGCTGGCGGTGCGCGAAGCCAAGGGCGGCGTGGGTGGCCTGGACGGCCTGGAACCCGATGTGTTCGCCGAGCACGTGCGGCTGCTGGATGAGGCGGGCCTGGTGACCGCAGCGGTGCAGGCGGTGCAGCAGCGCACCACGGCGGCGGTGGTGTGGCGCCTGACGTGGGCAGGGCAGGATTTCGCCGACGCGATCAAGGACACGTCGCTCTGGCAGAAGGCCAAGGACGACGTGATCAAGCCCGCAGGCTCATGGACCTTTGGGGTCTTGCTGGACTACCTCAAGGCCGAGATCACGCGGGGCCTGCCCGGCCTGCCGCTCTAGCAGCCGCTCCAGGTCCTGTGCGCAGTTCCACATGCACACGGCGCCGTTCTCGATGAAGCGCTTTCCAAAATCGGTGGGCTCGTGCGGCGCGTCGGCAAATTTCCTGCGGATGACGCGGTACCAGTCGGCCAGCATCTGGCGGGCGTCTTCCTCAAACGTTGCCGGCGCAGGCGCGGCCTGCACGGCTGGCACGGTGAACGCGCGCTGGTGGTCCTGGAGCATGCGCCGGGTCCAGGTTCCGGGGTCTTCATGAGGGGTGTTCATGCCCCGATGATCGCTGCCCAGGGCCCACGGAAAACAATGACGTGCGCCATTTAGCGGGCCTCGCGCGCGCGCGGCACAGTGCCGTGCATGTCGCAGTCCAACCACCTCGAACACCGTCTCAGCCCCAACTTCTCGCTCGCGGAGTTGACGGTCAGCCAAGCCGCTGACCGCGCTGGTCTCAGCAACCGGCCCGTCGGCACCGCGCTGGACAATCTCGCGCGTCTGGCCCTGTTCCTGGAACAGGTCCGGGGCCTGTTGTTCAACTCGCCGATCCTGGTCAGCTCGGGCTACCGCAGCCCGGCCGTGAACAACCTGGTGGGCGGCGCCTACCCGTCGGCCCACACCAAGGGCCTGGCGGCCGACCTCATCGCGCCGAAGTATGGCCGGCCCAAAGCCATCGCCGAGGCCATCCGAGACAGCGGCCTGCAGTTTGACCAGGTGATCTTCGAAGGCACCTGGGTGCACGTGGCCATACCCGAGGCCGGGCAGATTCCCCGGCGCGAGTGCCTCACGGCGCGCTTCCGTGGCGGTATGCCCACGCAGTATCTGCGAGGCATCGTATGAAGCTCATCCCCGACTACCGCCTGGCCTGGCGGTTCCTGTCTGTGCAGGCGGCCGTACTGCTGTCTGTGCTGTCCGGCATTCAGGCCGATGTGCTGCCCCTGGTGCAGCCCCTGGTGCCCGCGGACAAGTGGCCCTGGGTGTCGGGTGGCCTGGCGCTGGCCATCATCGTCTTGCGTGTGCTCGACCAGCCTGATCTGGACCGGAGCCAATCATGAGCTGGCTCAGCCTCATCCCCTACCTGCTGGCCGGAGCCATCGCGGCAGGAGCTACTTGGCCACTGGCCCGCGCCCCGCTGCAGGGCGACATCGCCGATCTGCGTATGGAAAACGCAGGTCTGCGGGAAGACAACGCAGAGACGCTGCGCAAGGCCGCGATCGCCAGCGCTGCCCGCCTGCAAGAAGCCACCGACCGCAGCCAGGCGCTCGGCGTCCAGCTGCTGCGCCAGGTCGCCACAAACGCCACCCTTGCCCAGGAGAAAACCCATGCCATCAAAGCTTCGACCGCTGGCCGCGCTTGCCTGTCTGATCGCGCTCTGCGCGTGCTCAACACCGCCCCGGGTCTCAGCGTCGCCGCCCCTGGCGGCCTGCCCGCGGCCGGGCCCGGAGCTGCTGCAGAAGGTGGGGCCACTGCCACCGATACCGACATCGGCACCTGGGCCGTCGCCGTCGGCCAGCAGCACGAGACCTGCCGCGAGCGGCTCAACGCCCTGATCGACTGGCACGCGCAGCAGCCACCAGCGGAGCCAGCCGATTGACCGATGACATCGACCGCGCCAGCGAGCGCGAAGCCGAGATGCGCGCCGATGCGCTGCGAGACCAGGCGCTCCGCGCCGGGCTGCAGGGCAAGACAGTGGCCGACTCGGCCGAGTTCTGTGAAGCACCGGGCTGCGATCAGCCCATACCCAAGGCGCGCCGGGTGGCGGTGCCGGGTTGTCAGTACTGCGTGGCGTGTCAGGAGCGCCACGAGAAAACCACCAAGGGAGCGAGAGCCCGATGAACTTGACCGACATGAGTTTTTCTTTCCAAGCCATGCAATGGATCGTGGTCACCGCGATCGGTATCTACGCCTGGATCATCGGCCGCCAGTCGGCGAGCGCGCAAGAAATGATGGAGCTGCGCATCCGCATCACGACGCTGGAGGCGCAGATGGACCAGGTGCCGAGCCAGCAGCAGCTGCACGACCTGGTGACCAAGGTCGAGCGCGTGGCCGGCGGCATCGAGTCGGTGGCCGCGCGCATCGAGCCGCTGACGCGCAGCGTGGACCGTGTCGAGAGCTTTTTGCTGAACCAAAAATGAGCTTCGCCAACTTCCTCACCGAAGACCGCCGCCTGGTGATCCTGCGCGTGCTGTCCGATCTGCCGGCCTACCGCACGAATTCGTTCCTGCTGCATACCCTGCTGTCGCGCTTCGGCCACGAGCCCAGCACCGACCAGATCAAGGGCGACCTGGCTTGGTTGCAGGAGCAGGGACTCGTCACGGTGGAGGCAGTCGAGAGCGTGCACATCGCCACCCTTACCACCCGCGGCGCCGATGTGGCCGCGGGCCGCGCGGTGGTGCCTGGCGTCAAGCGCCCGGGGGCCTGAGATGGGCCGCAAGTCTGCCGTCTCCCGCATGGACCCGGCCGCGCGCCGGTTCCTGGAGAAGCTGCTGCGCGAAGACCGCCACACGCTGGACGAGCTGCTCGCCAAGGTGCGCGAAAAGTACCCCGAAGAGGAGGTGAGCCGCTCGGGCATTCACCGCTACAAGGCGGGTTTCGGCGAGATGGTGGGGCGCATGCGCGAGATCGAGACAGCGGCCGGCGTCCTGGTGGACGAACTCGGCGAAGGCATGGGCGACAAGGCCGGTGCGCTGCTGACCCAGGCCGTGACCACGCTGGCCACGAACGCGGCGCTGAACGCGCACAACGACGACAAGATCTCGATCAAGGAGGTTTCCGAGCTGGCCCGCGCCGCACGCGCCGCGATGCAGGCCCGCACCATGAGCCTCAAAGAGCGCGAGGCCGTCGAAGCGGCTGCGCGCCGCAAGCTGCTGGAAGAGCAGCAAGCCAACCTGCAGAAGATCGCCAAGACCCAGGGCATGAGCCAGGATCAATTGGACTTCTGGATCAAAGACTTCCTCGGTGTTCGCTGATGGCCGGCGTCAAACCACTCGCCAGCACGCTTCGCATCGTCGAGTGGGACGAACTGCCGCCTCGCGCCCGCGAGATTCCGGCCAACTTCAACCCCGTTGCAGAAGGCGTTTTGATGCTGCACCAGCGGCAGGTGGTGGCGCTGAAGCAGTCGATCATCGCGATCCCCAAGGGGCGACGCACTGGGATCACCTTCGCTGTCATGTTGCGCAAGACGCTGGTGGCTGCGGCCAGCAAAGAGGCTGGTGGCGACAACGTCTATTACATCGGTGACACGAAGGAAAAAGGCCTTGAGGCCATTGGCTACTGCGCCCGTTTCTCACGGACCATCGCGAAGGCGCAGGGCGAGGTTTCTGGGATTGAAGAATTCCTGTTTGAAGACCAGGACCCTGAGACCGGAAAAACGCGCCACATCACCGCCTATCGCATCCGTTTTGCCAGTGGATTTCAGGTCTGCGCCCTGTCCAGCCGGCCAGCCAATATCCGAGGTCTGCAAGGCCACGTGGTCATTGACGAGGCAGCCTTCCACCAGAACGTTCAAGACGTGCTGGACGCGGCCTCCGCTCTGCTGATCTGGGGCGGTCAGATCACGGTCATCAGCTCGCACAACGGCAAGAAGAACCCGTTCGCGCAGTTCTGCCGAGACATCGAGGCCGGGCGCTATGGTGATGACGCCATCGTAGTCACGGTCACATTTGACACAGCGGTGGCCAACGGCCTATACGAGCGCGTGTGCTGGATGAAGGGCGAAAAGCCAACGGCCGAAGGAAAGGCGAAGTGGTACGCCAAGATCCGCAATGCCTACGGGGTGCGCAAGGCTGCGATGCGCGAGGAGCTGGACGCGATCCCTCGCGATGGCAATGGCGTCTGCCTGCCTGGCGTTTGGATCGACCAGGCCATGTCTCTGCCGGCAACCCGGGTTCTGCGATTGGCGCTGGATGATGACTTTGTGCGGCGCCCACCCGAGTCCCGCGAGGCATGGGTGAAAGACTGGATCAAGCGCTATCTCGATCCGATGCTGGCCCAGCTGGACCCCGATACACGCCACGTGTTCTCGCATGACTACGCGCGCCACCGTGACTTTTCCAGTTGGGGCGGACACGCCATCACGGCAACGATGCGGCGGCAGTGTGTGCTGTCCATCGAGATGCACAAGGTGCCCTACGCCCAACAAAAGCAGATCACCTGGCACGCGATCAAGGCGCTGCCTAAGCGCTGCGGTGGGGCAATGGACGCCACCGGAAGCGGGGAGTCACTCGCGGAAGAAACCGCTGATGAGTTCGGGCATGACCACGTGCACCAGGTCACGTTGAACCGGGGCTGGTACGGCACTTGGATGCCCAAGTTCATCCAGGGCTTTGAAGACGGAATGATCGACATCCCGCAAGACGCCAACATGGATCAGGACTTGCGCGCAATCGAGGAGATCGACGGCATTCCCATGATCAACAAGCTCCGGCGCGCGGACTTGAAAGACCCCGATCTGCAGCGCCACGGCGATAGCGCTGTGATGCTGGCCTTGGGCTGGTTTGCATCTTTGCACCTGAGCTACCCGATCGAATTTATGAGCGGAGACCCGCGCGAGAGCAGTTCAAATTTTGGAGATTTCGTCCATGGCTAAGCCCAAGACCCCACCGGCCGAGGCCAGCAAGTCGGGCATCACACCCGATCTCGCACCCGAACTCACCGCCGAGTTCGCCAACCGCCTGCGCGATCCCTTCGAAGCGCCCTACATGGGCATCCTGCGCACCAACGACCCGCTGCTCATCGAGCGCGGCAACGGTGGCGTGGAGCTGTACCGCGACCTGCGCCGTGACGGCAAGGTGTTCAGCGGCCTGCAGAAGCGCCAGCTGGCCCTGGTGGGCAAGGCCTGGCAGGTGGAGCCGCGCGAGAAGAACTCGGCCAAGGCCAGCGCCGACGCGCTCACACTGACCGAGATCCTGAAGGGCTTCGCGTTCGACCGGCTGTGCTCCGACATGCAGGAGGCGCTGCTGGCCGGCCACGCGATCGCCGAGATCGTCTGGACGATTCGCAACAACCTGGTGGCTCCGGTGCGGGTGCCCAAGCGCGCGCAGAAACGCTTCGTCTACGTGCAAGACGACGAGAACAGCCCGCCCCGCCTGCAGATGCTCACGCGCGAGGCCATGCAAAAGGGCATCCCGGTACCGGAGCGAAAGTTCATCGTCCACCGCGTCAACCAGGAAGACGACAACCCCTATGGCACGGGCCTGGGCCTGCAGCTGTACTGGCCGGTGTTCTTCAAGCGCAAGGGCATCGTGGCCTGGAACAAGCTCAACGACCGCTTCGGCTCGCCCACGCCGCACGGCAAATACCCGCGCAACGCGAGCCCGAAGGAAAAGGCCACCCTGGTGGACGCGCTGCGCGCCATGAGCAATGACGGCTACCTGGCCACGCCCGAGGGCATGGAGATCGCGCTGCTAGAGAGCAAGCTGGCCGGCAACGTGACCACGCAAGAGCAGCTCGTGCGCTACATGGACGAATGGATCGCCGAGGTGCTGACCGGCCAGGAGCCCTCGGGCTCCGGTGGCGGCGCGCTCGCAGCTGCATCAAAAGAGCGGCAGAACGTGCGCCAGGACCTGACCCAGGCCGACAGCGATCTGCTGAGCGAAACGCTCAACGAAACGCTGATCGCGTGGATCTGCGAACTCAACGGCCTGGAGCCCTGCGCCGTGTACCGTCAGGTGAAGGAAGAAGAAGACACCAAGTCGGTCGCCGAGACCGACAAGATCATCCACGACATGGGCTACGAGCTCGACGAGGACACGCTGCGCTCGAAGTACGGTGAGGGCTGGACGAAGAAGGCATCGATTCCCGCAGGCAATGGCGCGGCCAGTGAGGGTGAAGGTGAAGGCGAGCCAGGTCAGTCGAAGGGGGCGGCTCAGAGCACCAAATACGATGCCGCGCTGATCAACGCCTACAGCATGGGCCTCGACCGCTTCACCAAACTGGGGATGAAGATCCCGGAGAAGTTCGTCCGCGACGCGTTTGGCATCCCCACGCCCAAGGGCGGAGAGAAAACGCTGGAACCGGCGGCGTCACCTGAAGGCAATGGGANCCCCGCCAGCTTCGCCGAGGCCGCCTCGGTGGCCACCGCAGCCGCGACGGACGCGCTCACGCGCCGCCTGGGCGACGGTTCGGCCCACCTGGTGGGTGACTGGATCGACCGCCTGCAGGAGCTGGTCAGCAACCCGGCGTACGACAGCCCCACTGCCCTGCAGGAAGCGCTGCTGGGCGCCTATGGCGACCTGCCGGTTGAGCAGCTGCAGGAGCTGATGCAACTGGCCTTCACGCTGGCCCAGCTGCAGGGCATGGACGCGGCCGCGCAGGAGAGCACGGGTGGCTGACGAACTGACGGCCGAGGAAACACTGGACGGTGCTCGGCAGCAGTTCCAGGAACAGATCGACTTTTTCCGCAAGAAGCTCAACCTGCCCAGCGAGACCTGGCGCGACATTCAGCGCGGCGCGCACGACCGAGCCTTCATGGTGGCCGGCGCCATGAAGGCCGATCTGCTGCACGACCTGAGCGGTGCGGTGGACAACGCGGTGCAGGGCGGCAGCATCGGCGAGTTCCGAAAGCAGTTCAAGGCCATCGTGCAGAAGAACGGCTGGACCGGCTGGACCGGCGAAGGCACTAAGGCCGGCGAGGCCTGGCGCACGCGGGTGATCTACCAGACCAACCTGGCCACGTCCTACGCGGCCGGCCGCCGCAAGCAACTG